ACCGTGGGCGAGCGGTGACCGGTGTCTTCTTGGTGGGTCCCACGTTGAAGGAGAAACTTAAATGGGCTGGATCCATGCAATTGGGCCTAAATTGAAATGGGCTTGGACTAGTAGATTCGGTACTTGGCCAATACAATAATATAAGAAATAGGTTCGTAAATTAAAACAAAGATTTATTCACTTCAAATGCATTACACACTCACACACACACATTCGTACATACATCGTATTCATCTCCTATACGTATATCAACTAATGGAGCTTCTTCCATCATGAGTAAATCAATTGTCTCCACCATATCCTCTTGTCGAAACTCTCCTATATTAGAATCCTTGTACATGATTTTCAACAGATTTTTTATACCTCCCTCTAGAGCGTTGAAGTTGAACGGAGTTATGATCCCATCATGGCCGTATGGGATCATGAAGGTCTTCTTCGCCAGGGCTGGTGATTGTGTTGAGAACAATTCAATCTGTACTATGATTGAATTGTCTCTGGTGATTTTCACGTCGATGGTAAACTCCATCCCCTTCTCGGTATTATATTTGATCGTCATTCTTGGGATTGGGGAAAATACATCAGTTTAGTCGACTTAAATAGTGGGCATATATCTGGATATATGGACATAATTCATGTACGTGTTTCAATAAATTTCATATGAAATTGTAGTGGAGTCAAGATGTTTGATAGTGACAAAACTATCAATCATGTGTTCTATATGAAAAGAAAAGATAAACCTAATCATCTTGATGATTAGGATAGGAGAAACCAAAATTAAAAAGAAAAGAATTAAAAAAACAAAACATGGAAGGAAAAGACAAATATGAACACAAACAGAAATCTCTTGAGAAAATTTGGGAGCGCAGCGAAACGAAAGCCCGAAACTTGAGGAAAGATATTAATAGAATAAAAGAAAAGCTCACATATCCACAACCATAAAAACCTAAGAAAAAAAATCAGTGGAACCCACTGGATAAAAAAAATAATAAAAAAAGATAAGAAAATGATTTACTGCACGGTAAAACAGTAATTAATAATTACTGATTTAAATGGGTAAAAAATAGAAGGTAATTGAGACTCCAATAGGTAATTGAGACACCGATATATCGGTGTTTCAAATGGTACCCATATTTTGCTTTCCCCAAAATACCCCTATTTATGTGTCTGGAAGGCGCGTGGTAATGCGCTGAAAAAGGTGACCTTCTCTCTCCTAAAACTCACCGGAACGGCCAAACTGGCTGATTCCGGTGTCATTTTTCGACACGCGCGGCGGTGTGTACCCCTGGGAGGGTAGGTACCACTACGCTACGCAGCAGCCTTAGCTACGCCGGAGCTTAGCTCGCCCACGTTCTAATATT